ATCGGATTTGCCTCTGGGTTGAACCAATAGGGGCGACTCTACTAGAGAGCCGCCCCCTTTTCCAGCGACGGCAGAGGCAGTCAAACCGGCGCTGAAAACCCGTTAGGCAAGGATTGCCGGAGCAACCGTCGCAGCGCCGCCCGATGTGACCGTGGTCACATAATGCAGCGTCGAGCCGATGGTGGCCGAGGTTTTGCCGACAATCACATGGTCGCCGACCTTCATGCCGAGGGCGTGGCCGTTGGAGAAATAGTCGGCCGCGTCGACATCGGTATGAACATCGGTCGAATTGTAAGCCCAGAGACCGATGCCGCCAGCAGGGCCGCGATGCAGAAGCTGGGGAGGATTGGTAGTGGCATACGACATTTGCGAGTTTCCTTGCTGCGTTGACCGGGCGACATCGCCGCCCGGCAGCTATCCGTTCCGATCAGGTGGCGACGAAGGCCGAGCCGTCATGGGTGATCTTCACCGCGCCGGTGTTCTGGAGAACCTTAGCGCCGTGGTAGATCGTGGCGATCGACCAGGACTCGCGCTGCTTGCGGTCATAGTCGGCATCGAACATGATCCGCTCGCTGTTCACCGCGTAGCCGATCGAGTTGCGGTGGTACATGTAGAGGATTTCGCTCGAGGTGCCGACGCCGGAAACCAGCGGCGAGACGATCCAGTTGAGCCCCATCCAGCGGCGGTAGGAGCGGGCCACGTCCGAGGTGAGCGGCTTCACATCGACATAATCGGCCGAGGTGAACTCAGTGGTCTGCAGCAGGTAGGCCTCAGCCGCATGGCTGATGATGCAGAACATGTTGTCGACCTGATCGGTCTGGACGTAGGCATTGCCCAAGATCGCCTTGGCGCCCGTGATCGTGTTCACGTCGAGGGTGCCGGAGCCGTAGTCCTGGGTGAAGTTCGCCATTTCGGTCAGGATGGTCAGATCCTGATCGCGGCTGATGGTCGCCATCGAGGCGTCCTGCATGATCTGCGCCTGCGGACCCTGCGAGGCGAAGATGTCGAACCCGGTCAGCGAGAACGGCGCGTGCTTTTCGACCAGCGTTGCCGTGGGCTGCGAGTTGGACGGGGTGCCGTAGGGGATCATGCCGTTCTGGCCGCGCGTGACGGCGGTGGCATTGCCCGACGAGGCGACGAGGAACGTTGCGGTCAGGCCTTCGGTCATCGCCTGGGGCACGCAGGAGGCCGCAATCAGCGACTGATTCTGCTCGAAACCGGCGATAAATTCCTGACGATATACGGCGACAGCCGCTTGAACGGTCATTCCGACCTCCATTGGGAAAAACAGGGGTTAGCCGTTTCGTCCAAGGTTGGCCGGAATGTAGAGCGGAGCCGCTATGCGGGTTGGCCGCTCACTTCCACGGAGCTTTGACTTCCGGTGGGGGCTACCGTCCGACACCTCGCCGCTGTTCCGCCTCCATAATCTGGCGGTACTCGGCTTGCATCTTCTTGTCGCCCCGATACTTCCTCATATCAGTTCGCATAACTTTTTCAATCTCTTCTTTGCGGTTGGCGGTTTTGGTCGCCGCCTCGCTGCCCGCATAGGCCGAGTCGCCATATTCCTTCTCGCCGAGCCGGGCGAACAGGACCGCGATTTCGGGGATGTCGCCGAGCAGCATCCCGGCATATTTGCCATAGGCCGGATCAGCCGGCAGGCGCGCATGGAACAGGTTCACGCCCGCGCCTTCGATGGCCTCATTGGCGAACTGTTCGGCCAGCGTTTTCTGGTCCTCGTAGCGACCGCCCCAGAGCTCGCGCATGGCCGCCTTGGCAGCGGTGGCGTTGTCCTTGTCAACCTTCTCCTGGTCGGCGAGGGTCGCCTGCTCGAGCCCGAAATAGAAGCCGAGCATGTCGTTCATCTGCTTATTGTTGTAGCCGAGCTTGTGAAAGTGATCGAGCGCGCCATCGACTATCGGCTTGTCCGCGTCATCGATCAGCTTTTTCACCTCATCGACAATCTCGTATTTGTCGGAGGACTCGGGGATGCCGCGTTCCTCGCGCCATGCCTTTGCCGCTTCCGGGTCTTTTTCCGCATCGGGCATCGGCACGTCCCGCAGCCCCTTGGACAAGAGCCTGGTCTGTTCGGCGAGCGTCTTGCCGATGTCGGCCGGCGACTTGTAGCGCTCAAGCAGCTTGGCCACGTCCTTGTTGCCGCCCGAAATGTCCTTGCGCCATGCTTCTGGGTCGGGAGCGCCTTTATCGTCTCCCTTGTCCCCGGCCTTTTCGTCGCCGCCGCCTTCCATCGCAGTGCGCATCTTCTCGCCGCCAGCACCGCCCTTGTCAGCACCCTTGTCGCCCTCCCCAGCGCCTGCACCTTTATCGGCTCCCGCGCCGGCAGCGGCGCCCTCGGCCTCGAATAGCGGCAGCGGCATTGCGTTGATGATCGAACGGATGGTCATTTTTGCCTCTTGCGGTTGATGCGCGGTCTAGGCGCCGGGATGGTAGCTGGGTTGCCGTTCGCGACCTTGGCCGCGTCGAGCGTATGGGGAAGGAACATGTCGCGGATCAGAGAGCCGACCACGCGCCGGCCCTCGGCAATGGCCAGATCGTGCTGGCTGGCATCGGGCGGCAGTTCGAGCGCTGGCGAGGTCATATGGCGGCACGCTTCCCGCATTACCCAATCCAGAGCCAGTTTGGCTTGCTGGGCATTGGCCACGCCCTCGGCGCAGGCGCGCACAGCCAACACCTCGGATTCGGTGAAATGCGGTTGAACGACGATCGCCATGTCCTGCCTCTTGGCGAATATCTACACGCGCCGCGCGCAAATGACAAACCCGGCCACCGGGAGGAACGGGGAGTGGCCGGGCTTGCTGACCGCTGCAACGGGACAGCGATTAGGCAGCGAGACCGCTTTGCTCGGCGGCGACCTTGCCGGCCGACACATCGGCAACCACGCTGGCGCCTTCCTTGAGGGCAGCGGCGGTGCGCATCGCATCTTCAACCTGCTTGTCCTCGGCGTCGATGGCCTCGCGTTCCTTCTCGTCCTTGATCCATGTCGGGGGAGCGCCAGTGCCGCGCACCGCATCCGCCGTCGCCTCGCGCACCTCGAAGATGCGCGCAATCTGCTGATCGACTTGGGCCGCCGCCGCGATCAGGGTCATCGATTGCTGGAATGCCTGCACCTTCTTTTGGCCATCGGCTTCCTTGAGCGGCGACTGGAAACGGAACGTGATGTCCTGCCCGAGCAGTTCCCGCGGTAGTTCGGCCACGTCGATAAAGCGGTGCGCCAGCATCATTTCCATCGTGATCGAGAGCAGCGGCGAGTGGTACTCCGCATCGATCGGGTTGAAGAACGGCAGCGCCGCGCGGCGGAACTCGTCATTGCGGATCGACGCCTCATAGGCCGTCATTTCCCGCGTGTTGGGCAGCATCAGCTTGTTGAGCAGGAAACCCTCGGCGATCATGGCGCGCAGATCGCGCATCATTTCCAGCCCGAGCGGCATGTTCTTGGCGGTATCAACCACCGTCATCGCATCGCCCAGCGCCTGCCCGGAAGCCAGGTCGACATAGGTGAAGCCGCCCGAATAGAGATTCACATCGCGCGTGAACACCTCGCCGGCGCCGATCATGGGCGGATCGATCGCCTTTTCAGCCTGTTCGAGCACCAGTCCGGCCAACGATTGCGCCATGCGCCCATTGGGCAGGGTCTGCGAAGCCACCGGCGAGAACCCGCGCGGGCTTTGCGCCAGCGTGCGGTAGCGCGGGGCGAGATAGTTCATCACGGCCGCGCCGCGTTCCCGCAGCGTCATCTGGTGATCGGCGTCGAAATAGGCCGAGAGGTAGCGCTTGCCGCCCAGATCGCGCTTGCGCTTCATGTCCGAGCCGTAGGTGTTATCCATCGGCGAAAGGCAATGGTAGAGGTTGACCTGAAAGTCAGGGTCTTTCTTGGCCATCGTGCGCACTTCGGGATGAAGGTTCCCCTCCCAGGCGCCGGAGTCGACAAGCTGCACCAGCGACCGCGCCGACATGGTGAGCTTGCGGTAGAAGGTATCGCGCACCCGGTCGGCGTTCTGCATCCACACCACATCGCGCGGATGGTGCGCCTTGTAGATCAAATGCGTGCGCATCTGGCTCAGTTCGACGGTGAGCACGGGATTGCCCACGGTGACCCAATCGTGGTCGGCTTCCTTGGTCGCCACCATGAACTGAGATCGGGGGTCGTTGACGGTCGAACGAAGCTGCCGCGTCAGGCGGGCCAGCCCACGAGAGTTCGGCCCCTTCTTGTCGCGGTCCTCGTCACCAGTGCCGACCTCGAACCATTGACCCTGCCGGAGCATGGACTCGATGGCATCCCCAAGCTGGCCGCGCGCCATGACCGGATAGGAATCCATCAGGTCGCCATAGTGGTCGTCGCCCATCGCCAGCGATGCTGTATAGTCGGCGCGCTCGGGATAGAAATTCTCGCACAATTCCTGGGCGAGGCTCATCCATCCGGTCGCCTTGGAGAACAGGCCGTCCGCGACCCGGCAATGCTCCTTGGCATTGGTGTCCGACATGATCGGCGCTTTGGCCATCAGGGTAGCATTTTCTTGTTAATAGCAAAATACTCGCGTTGAATTTCGGAACTCATCTTGAAGCGCTCAATATCAATGGCGAGCATCCGTTTCATCGCATCAAAGCGTGTCTCTGCCGGCACCGCTGGAGTAAAAGATGCAGCGACCGGAAAGCCGAGAAATCTGAGAAGAAATGATCGGCGGTCCATCAGGCGGCGCTTCCAAGGAAGGTGGAACCATAGACGCGCGTGCCGGCCAGATTGGTCGAGGCACGAC